TCGAAAAAGAAGGGAAAAATTAGCGGCACAATCCGCCCGATGAACGACCCTTCCGGAACCGGAAGCACAAAATCGCGCATCAAGTTTCGCCGCGGCGGATATCTGATCCTGGCAAGCGCCAATTCGGCGCCGACGCTCCGCCAAAAGACCATCCGCTATGCGATCGAGGATGACCTTGATCAGTGGCCGGATGATCTGGACAAACAGGGCTCACCGGAATCCATGGTAGACGCCCGCCTTAAGGTCTATCGGCGTCAAGGTCTTTCAAAGCGCATCAAGATTTCGACACCCACGATTAAGGGTTCTTCGAAAATCGACGTAGGCTACGAGTTGTCGGACAAGCGGCGTTATTATTTTAAATGCCCGCACTGCGGGAACAGGTTTGACCCCCAATGGTCTGATATCGTTTGGCCAGAGGGAAGGCCGGAAGCGGCGCACCTGGTCACGCCATGCTGCAACAATGCGGTCGGGCACTGGCAAAAATCCGGGATGAGCCTCTTTGACGGCTGGCTCCCTTCGATTGATATCGATGGAGAAAAGCCACCCCGTCATATGACGGAGGAAGAGTTTCAGCGCTTCCGCGCGAAAAAGGCGCCTGGCCGGCGCAAGGGATTTTTTGTTTCTGGGCTTATCGCCTCATTTCAAACATGGGCTGATATGGCCGTGTCGTTCCTGACGGCGCAGGGCGATGTAAATAAGCTCAAGACGTGGACCAACCTCCAGCTTGGAGATGTCTACGAGGTCAAGCACAACGTTCCAGACGGCGAAAAACTCCAAGAGCTCAAAGAGCAGGATTGGGGTTTCAACCAAATTCCTTTCGGGCCGGTCATCATCACGATGGGCGCCGACGTGCAAGGCGACGGCATCTATTACGAGTTCGTCGGCTGGGGCGAAAATGATGAGAGTTGGTCTTTACTCCACGGGTTCATTCCCGGCGCGACGGACGTGAAAGGTGAAGGGGCTTGGGCTGACCTCGACAAGATCGAGCGGCGCGATTTCATTTTTCCCGGCGGCAAGCGATATCAGGTTGATCAAAGCTGCGTTGACGCTGGCTATCACACCGAAGCTGCAGAAGCGTTTTGCAAGGCGCGCCCGCGCCGCTTGGCAGTGTTTGGCCGCGACGGCTGGGGCCGCCCACTTCTTGGGCGTGGTGAAAATCTGCGATACGAAACGCAGGGGCGTAAGGCAGGGCAAGCCTCGAAGAAAGCAGAGGACAAGGCCTATCTCGTAGGCACATATGGCGCGAAGCTTTCCTTCTATGGCTTCTTGAACGCCACGCGCAAAGCACATGAGGACGAGGTAGCAGCCGCCAAGGCCGGGCATGGCACCGCCATAAGCGTTCGCGGGCGTTGCCATTTTTCGCGGGATACTGCGGCGGACTATTTCGATCAAATCACCTCGGAAGGCATCGCCATTGTTTTGAAACATGGCTTTCCGCGCCGTGTGTGGGAAGTCTTGGCGGGTCGCCAAAACCACTATCTTGACTGCCGCATCTACAACATGGCGGCGGCGGAGAAACTAAAGCTCGGCATCGCTACAGCGTCACAATGGGCTTCGGAACGGTTGGCGCGGTACGGTGCTGTTGATCCGGCCCAGGGCGATTTGCTGGATGCAGCAATGCAGCCGAGAAGTGCCGCGCCTGCCAAACCGCAAGCGCGGTCAAGCAACCATGAACGCTTTATCGATTCCGAACCCGGCTTCTTAAGCTGACGGAGAAAATATGCCTGCACCGGACTATGCAGTGGAGATCGGCAAGCTTGAAACGGCATACGCCAACAATGTCGATGAAGTCGAAATGGATGGCGAACGCATCAAGTTCTCGTCCGCTGGCGACATGCTGAAGCGCATCCAATACTTCAAATCGCTCGCGGCCAGTAATGCGCAAGGAAACTCTGCTGGCGCGACGCTGGCATGTTTCAGGGGTTATTGAGATGAGCTTCGGCAGTTTCGTGGACGGCGCGCTCGCGCCGCTCTTTCCGCGCTGGGCTGCTTCGCGCATGGTGGCGCGGATGGGCATGGAGCAACTTCGTCAATATGATGCGGCTGCGAATAATCGCGCGACCCGGAACTGGCGCCGTCCGTCGACTACGGGTGATCGTGAAATTGGTCAAAGCCTGGTGCGGCTTCGCGATGGCGCACGAGAGCTCACGCGCAACAACAAGTTTGCGTCTAACATAGTTAAGCAGCTTACCGCGCAGATCGTGGGCGACGGCATCACCGCGCAAGCACAGCATGACGATCCGGCCATCCAGAAAGCTGCACAAGACGAATGGGACGAATGGGCGTCCTCGAAAGTCTATGAGGGTCGCCACGATTTTTTCCACGTGCAGAAGATGGTTGTGCGCGGGATGATCGAGGGTGGCGAAACGCTGCAAATGTGGTTGCCGGAAGGTGATGAGCCGTACGCCTATGTTGACGTTCTGGAAGGCGACTTGCTCGATCATTCCAAGACCCAGCGCCTTAATGATGGCTTTATTATCCAGGGTGTGGAGTATGCCAACAACCGAAAGCGCCGGGGCTATTGGTTGTACGATAACCATCCAGGCGCTGCGATCTTTTCGACTAACTATAAATCCTCGTTCGTTTCCGCCGATTATGTAGATCACATCTTCGACCAGCAGCGCTCGCCTCAGGCGCGCGGTATTTCCTGGCTCTCGCATGTGATGATTGATCTGCGCGATATGAAGGATATTTCCAACGCGCATCGGCTCAAGGAAAAGGTCGCAGCTTGTCTCGCCCTGATTTTTGAAACGGATAATGACAGCCAAGGTCCTGTCGCATTCGGTCAGCAAGAGGCTCAGCCCAATAACGAACCGCCGCTGGAATTCGTTGAGCCGGGCATGATCAAGCGGCTTAGGCCTGGCGAAAAAGCCAAGATGCTATCGCCGACGATCACCACGGATTCGGTCAACCTAATGCGGTTCGAGATCGGCGGCATCGCGGCTGGCTTGCTGCCGTATTATATGATCACGGGCGACGTAAGCGGCGCGAACTATACCGCTTTGCGCGCGCTTCACCTTATTCATGGCGCCCTGCTGGATGACGCCCAGCAACAAATCTTGATCCCGCTTTCATGCCAATCGGCCTTTGAGAAGCGCATGAGGGTGCGGGCGCTACGCTCTGGTGATTCCCGCTTCCTGAAAGTGAAAGCGGCCTGGGCTGTTCCGAAACGGCCTATGCTCGATCCTCTGAAAGAGCTTATGGCGGAACTGCTAGAAATCCGCGCGGGCCTGAAAACGCTTGTCGCCGCGCATACGCAGCGCGGGCTTAATACGGACAAGGTGCTTCAGGAAATTAAGCGCGTGGATGACATCATCGACAAGCTTGGCATTGCCATTCAATCCGATCCGCGCCGGGTGACGGATGCGGGCATTCTGCAAAGCGCCGCGGGATACCTCGCGGCCAAAGGCGACGGCACTGCTTCCACGGGCCAGTAATAAGGAGACACCTATGCATATCTTGACCAGGAGCGGCGCTGTTGCGCCGTCGCCTTTCGCTGCGCCTGTGCGCTCGGTTCTCACCGCTGCCGCTCGTGCGGCGCTTGGGTCTGAGGTGAATGGCTTCCTCGAAGCCGCCAAGACGCGCGCCATGCCCGATGAGCGCCAGACCCGCGCCGCATCCGCTGGCGTGCAGGCGAGCACCTATAACGCTGAAAACCACACCGTCGAATTGATTCTGTCGACCGGCGCCCGCGTCAAGCGCTGGGGCTATTACGAAGAACTTCTGATTGATGCTGCCGCCATTGACCTTTCCCGCGTCGAGGCGAATGCGGTGAAAATTCTCGACAGCCACGATGCGTGCGAGATCGAGTCTATTCTCGGCGCTTTGATTTCGGCGCGTATCGAAAACGGCCAGCTTATTGGCCTGATGAAATTTGCGCAGACGGCCCAGGGCATCGCCGCTGAGGGTATGGTTGCGCGTGGCGAGCTTACCTCCATTTCCGTCGGATATTCGGTCACCGCCTGGCGTGCTGTCGAGATCCTGACCGACCCGACCAGCGGTGTGGAAATCACCGTCTGGAGCGCGGTGCAATGGACGCTGATGGAAGCGAGCTTTCTTTCGGTTCCCGCCGACCCCGGTGCTGGGGTGCGGTCTGCGGGCAGTTTCATCCCCAGCATCACGTCCGCCGGTAGTGGCGGCACAAATGAGGCAGACGAGATGATTACTCGTTCCGGTGCCGGATCTCCGGCAAATCCCAATACCAATGGCACGGTCGAACGGCCCGCCAATGGTGACACGCGCCTTGCGCCTGTTCAGCAGCCCGCGCCCGTAGCGCCCGCTACCGATTTGGCGCGGTTTAGCCCGACCGAAACCTTGGAATTCACTTCGCTTGGCCGCTCGCTTGGTGTCGAGTCCCGCGCCACGGAACTGGTGAACGCCAATACGTCCGGAACGATGGACCCCGCAACATGCCGGAGCCTGTTGTTGGAAGCGGCTGCGCAGCGCAACGCCAATTCGACGAACAACATCGGCAATAGCCGCATCGAAGTCGGCACAGACGCCCGCGATAAGTTCCAGCGCGGTGCGGTTGCAGCATTCCTGCATCGTGCCGGTGTTGTGGATGTCATCGCCGCTGCAGCGCGCAAGCGCGGCATCACCGAAGATCTGGATCCAGGCGAGCTCCGTGGTATTCAGAACGTGGAACTTGCGCGGATATGTTTGGAAAACCAAGGCGTCAATACGCGTGGCATCTATGATCGCAACCGCATCGTCGGCATGGCGCTTGAAACCCGCAATGGCGTTCAGGGCTCCGGCGATTTCCCGGTGCTTCTGGAAAGCGCCATGCATAAGGTTCTGGCGGCATCCTACACAATCGCGCCCGACACTTGGAGCCGCTTCTGCGGTATTGGTACCTTGACCGACTTCCGCCCTCACCCCCGCTATGCGCGCGGCTCGTTCAGCGCCTTGGATTCCAAAACGGAGAACGGCGAATTCAAGCAGAAGGCAATCCCGGATGGTGCGAAAGAAAGCATCACCGGAGCAACGAAGGGAAATATCGTCGGTTTGACCCGCCAGGCGCTGGTCAACGATGATATGGGCGTCTTCACCGGCATTCTGATGGACCTTGGGCGCGCGGCAAAGATGACCATCGAAATGGACGTTTACGCGCTTCTGGCGCAGAACAGCGGCGCTGGTCCAGCGATGAACGACACCAATGCGCTCTTCCACACGGCGCATGCCAATATTGCCGCTACCAATGCGGCGCCTTCCGTCGCCGCGTTCGATTCCATCCGCGTACTGATGGGCTCGCAGAAGGACTATTCTGGCAACGACTATCTCAATGTCGATCCCTATGTTTGGCTCGGCCCGCTGTCGTTGGGCGGATCTGTGCGCGGCATCGTTGGGGCGGAATATGATCCCGACACCGCAAACAAGCTGCAGAAGCCTAACATCGTGAAAGGTATATTTAAGGATATCGTGGATACCCCGCGCCTGTCTGGAACGCGCTGGTATGCCTTTGCGGATCCGCGCATCAATCCGGCGATCGAGGTGGCCTTCCTGGACGGGCAACAGGATCCCTATCTCGAACAGCAGTATGGCTGGCGCTATGACGGCTCCGAATTCAAGGTTCGCCTTGATTACGGCGTCGGCGCCGTCTCCTACAAGGCTGCTGCGACCAACGCTGGCGCCTAATTCAATCAATCTTAGCGTGGCGGGAGCGCCTAGCGCGCTCCTTCCAGCTTCCGTGGCTTCAATGCGAAGGAAAATGCAATGAGCAGCAATTTCAAACAGAGGGGTGATACCCACGATTTCATCTCTCCTACTGGCGGTACCGTTGCGGGCCATCCGGTGAAAATCGGTTCCATTATCTTGGTTGCTAAGGAAACGACCGTCGCTGGTGCGCTCACCTCCGGCGATCGTGTCGGCATGTTCACGCTCAAGGCCGAAGGCGCTGCCTCCGGTCAGGCGATGGCCTATGGAGACCTCGTTTATTGGGATGATACCGCTAAACAGGTCACGAAGACGGTCGGCAGCAACACCAAGATCGGTGTCTACGCCTCCGCCACGGCCAAGGCCTCAACGGATGTTCTGGCAGACGTGCAGCTCGTTCCGGTTGTCTGAGGCTCGCCATGAATTTTGCTGACGCCGCCCGCCTCTTGGATGACGGTCTTTCCGAGTTTTGGGAAGACGCGATTTGGAAGGCGGGCGGAGTTGGCGAAGGCGTGCCTTGCAAAGTCAAGCGCTCTGACCGCGATGTCGATCAAGGATTTGGGCAGGAACGGGTTATCCTGAAAGCGGTCCAGATCAAGGTTAGGCGGTCCGAGAATTTAGCGCCTGCGGGCGGAGATGTTGTCGAAATACCAGCCAAAGGGCTGACCTTCACCCTGCTGGAAGATGCCCAACCGATGTTGAATAAGTACGGAACGCACTGGACGTGCGAGGCGAAATGACAAAGCGCGAGCAGGTTCTGATAGCGGTGGCGGCGGCTCTTCAAGCGCTTCCATATGGCCGCGATTTCAAGCGCAATGCGGATAAGCCAGCCAGCCTGTCGGAAGCCGGGGCTATCCGAATGCGCGATGGCGATTTAGGCGATCCGGAGGTTTTGCTGTCCCCGCTGCAATACACCTTCTCGCATCGGATTCCGGTGGAGCTTTTTATCTATAAGCAGTCCGGAAAGACGAAAGAGCAGGTACTTGATGAAGCCGTAGCTGCGATTTCTTCGATCATAACCGGTAATCGCACGCTTAACGGCTTATGCGAATGGCTGGAGGCAGAGCTTCAATCTCCTGATGATTTCGGCGTGACGGGCGCGGAAGCCGGGCTGATGGTGTCCGTCGATCTGATCGCGACCTATACGACCACCTCTCCGACCGGCTGATGGCGCCGCGGTTTCGGGCGCGCGCAGATAGCGCGTTGAAGGAAATTCTGGGGGATTTGAAGCGCGACATCGCCCGCGACCTTACATCTGCAATGGATGAAATAACGCAGGGACTTAAAAGCGAGTTGCGCGAGCAGGTTCTTGCTGCTGGCATGGGTTCCCGGCTTGCAAAAACGTGGCAGGGAAAGACCTATCCAGATGGCGGAAAAGCGAGTCTTGAGCCCGCAGCTTACGTAAAATCGACCGCGCCGGATCTGGCTGAAAGCTTCGACCAGGCGCCCATTATTTTACCGGTCAACGGTCGGCGGTTTCTGGCAATACCGGCGCCTGAGGCGGGTGTGAAGCACACTTCTGGACAGAAGTATGCGCGCATCACGCCCGCGCTGTGGCAACGCGAGACGGGCGTTAAACTGCGTTTTATTCCGCCGCGTGGGCGCCGCCCCGGCTTGCTGGTGACGGATGCTTATTACCGGCGCCAAGCCGTCCGCTATCAGCGGCGCAAGGGCTTTAAGCCGATAGTTTCGATGCCACTGTGGAAAGGCCAAAAGTGGCTGGTGATCTTTTACCTAGTTCCGGCTGCGAAAATGCCGAAACGCCTCAATGTCGATATGGCGGCAGAACATTGGGCAAATGAAGTGCCGTCGATTTTGGAGCGCCATATGGGCGGCTCCCGATAGTCCACAGCAAGGAGACTGACTATGGCTCGTGCACGCGGGGCCAATGCCATTATGGCGTTGGCACTTGAATCCACCTATGGCGTTCCGCCCGTTTCGGGCTTTTACAAAATGCCCTTCGCCAATGACGATCTTGGCGACGATCAAGGCTTAATCGGATCTGAACTTCTGGGTTCTGGCCGAGATCCGTTATCGCCAAGTTATGATGTATTGAAGAATGAGGGCGGCATTGGTGTTCCGGTGGATCTGCGATATTTCTGGCTCTGGCTCAAATTGCTGTTGGGCGCGCCGACCACTACGCAGGGCCTCCCGGCGACGGGCTCGTATTCCTTCAGCAACCAGCCCACAGCAAGTTCTACCATCACGGTCAACGGCACTGCGGTCACCTTTGTTTCGACTGCGCCGACCGCCGCACAGGTGAAGATTGGCGCGACTCTGCTCGATACGCTGACCAGCCTTGTGATTTTCCTGAATTCGAGCGCGGACGCGAATATCTCCGCCGCGACTTACGAGCTCGACGTGTCGGGCACAAAGGTCAATATCGAGCACAAGACGATTGGCACGGCGGGCAACAGCTTTACGACGGTGGCCGGTTCCAGCCCAGCGTCGAATGCGACGCCTACCGGTGCCACCTTGTCCGGCGGTTCCGCGACCGGGGCCTACAACCACGTCTTCGCATCCGGCGCGATGACGTTGCCTTCGGCTTCTATCGAAATCGGCGCCCCTGAAGTGCCGGCCTATTCCATGAATTATGGCTTCGTCCTCGATAAGATGGCGATCAACCTGCAGCGTTCGGGAAATCTCGCGGCTACTCTGAACTTTATCGCTCAAGGCGAACAAGACCCCACGGCCACCACCGCGGCAGGTACGCCAACCAACTTGGGTCTTGTACGGTTCTCTCAATTCCAGGGCAGCGTATCGCGCAGCGGCACGCCTTTGGGCGATCTGGAAACGGGCAATTTCACGATCGCGAATAACTACGACAAGATCGAGATCATTCGCCAAGACGGCCGTATCGGCGGTGCAGATCCAGGACCCGGTGCATATACCGGGCAAGCCGTTGTCCGCTACAAAGACAACGTCATGCGCGCGCTTGCCGTGAACGGAACGCCGGTCGATTTGACCTATAGCTGGCGCATCTCGCTCGCGCAGCGGCTGAAGTTCGTTTTCCACTCCGTCTATCTGCCGCGCCCGAACCGAAGCCGCAGCGGCCCGGGTGGCATCAAGGATACCTACGATTGGCAGGGTGCGCAGCTTTTGACGCTTGGTCGCGCCTGCACCGCCACGTTGGTCAATGACATGGCGTCGTACTAATCCAAATCAGGTGAACCAATGATCAAGATCAATACGGCGGTTTCCGCCGCAGTGGCAGTTTCGACATTTGAAATGATCGGCGCGGAAATCGAAAAGCCTTATGAGCCGATTCCGGACCTTGTGCTTAAGGTGCGAAAGCATGAACCCGTGATGGCGCTTGTGGCTCGTGGTGAAGCGGGACGTGCACGTGAAGCAATGATTGCAAAATTGGGGCTGACATTGCCGAATGATCCGGAGGAGCGCGCGAAATTGCTTTTGGAATATCCGAAAGTGATGGCCGCCGGACAGTCAGCCTTTGTGATCGCGATGGCGAAAGAAGCCATTGTCGAGTGGGCTGGTGTCGAGGGGGCCGAGCCGAAATCTCTAGCCCCTTTGTCGCCCGAGAACATCGAGAAGGTGATGCAAATTCAGCCTATCTTTGATTGGTTCGACCGCGATTATGTGCAGCCTGCGCTTTCGCTGGACCAGGAAAAAAACGGATCATCGCCCTCGCAAAACACCACTACGTCACCGGGGGCGATGATTACTGCGGTGGATGCCGAAAACCTTGCCCTGAGTGCCCAAACCTCGTAAACCGCCTTCAGACATTCGAGGGCGCGGCGGCTTGGGAAGTATTCCGCTGCGTCGGGGGACAACTCAGATCCTCGCCTGTGATTGTTAACGGCGAGCAGAAATCAGGCGGCACGTATGGCCTCGATTACGGGGCGGTTCTTTCATATGCCGCCGCCATCGGGGCGCCTGTGCCGCTCGTCGGTGAGTTGCTTCCTGAAATCGAAGCCATCATAATCCGCTCTCTCCGTCAGGATAACGATACATGACCAGCAATCGCAAATACGCGATCCGGATCGGTGTTGACGGAGAGGTGGAGTTTAACCGCGCTTTCTCGGATATCGAGCGGCGCGATGAAGCCGCCACGGATGCGGTGGCGCGCGGTTTCGATAAAGCGAGCATCAGTGCCGGCAAGGCTGCACAGGAAATCGCCTTTGCCTTGAAGGCGACAAGCCCGGAAGCCGCCGCACGCGTGACCGAGGCGGCACAACGCCAGGCTGGCGCCGCGGCGACGCAGGCCGATTATGCCAAGCGCTTCGGCTATGCGGATCGTTCCTCCGCCGCGGTGTCGGCGCGAGCGTTCGAACAGCAATTCGCGCAGTTGGAGCAGTTGGCGCAAGCGAAGTCTGCCCAGATTGGGCAGACCTTTCATGCCACTCTCAATGAATCCTTCGGCATAGGAGCGTCTTCAAAATCGGCATCTGAATCGGCATCTGCCTTCACGGCAATGTTTGCTGAAGAGGAGAAGGCACAAAAGCTCGCGCAAACGGAAATGTTGCGCGAGGCCAAGGAATTTTTTGATGAGATGCACGCAATCGAGCGTGCCAAGGCCGAACAGATCGGCCAGAATTTCCAGAACAGCTTGAACGCTTCCATGGGCATTGGCGCGCCCGCAAAGTCGGCACGGGATTCGGCGTCGGCTTTCGAGGAAGAATCCCAGCGGATTGCGGATCTGGACGCGCGTGCTTCACGGCTGAAAGCCCAGATTGATCCCTTGGGCGCTGCACAGGGCGTGTTGGCCACACGGACAAAGGAGGCGAATGAGCTTCTTGCGGCGAATAAAATCACTGTGCAAGAGCATACGAACTACCTCAATTTCTCGCAAAAAGCGTATGAGAAGACCGCCGCATCCGTCGCTCACCTCACTGATGAAACCAAGCTGAGCCATTTTGCGCAAACCAACCTGATGTTTCAGGGCGTGGACGTGTTTCAGCAGCTTATCGGTCAGCAAAATCCGCTGATGATTATGGCCCAGCAGGGGCCGCAGATTTTCCAGATATTTGCGGGCGAAGGTATGAGCGTGAAGAATGCGCTCAAGTCCGTCGGCGCGTCTCTGATGGGGCTTTTGACCCCTACCGTGCTGGTGTCCGGCGCGATAGCCGGTATCGCGGCGACTTCGGCCTATATCATTTATACCAACTGGCAGGCGACCCGGCAGCTTGAGGGCGGCACAGAGGGCCTTGGGCGGGCGGTAGGTGCCGCGGCTGGGCAACTTGGGATTCTGGCCTCTAGCGCCTCAGATGCTGGCAGGCTGACCCTTGGCGCCTCCCGGGATATGGCTGTTGGATTTGCCCAAACTGGTGTGGTGGGCAAGGAGAATATCGGCGCCCTCATCGGTCTGACGGAGAAATTTTCCGAACGCACCAATACCGACCTGGACAAGGCGCGGGAAACGATGGTTTCCGCATTCTCCGACCCCGCCAAGGCCGGTATCTCGCTTCTAGGCTCCCTTGGAGGCCTGGACGATAAAACGGCGCTCCTGATCCGCCGTATGGCCGCTCAAGGCGATGTCACGTCCGCGCAGTTGGTCTTGCAGCGCCGGATGGATACAAGCCTAGATGGAATGTCTGACAAGACGACGGAATGGGGCAAAGCTTGGTCCTATGTCGGTCAGGAGTGGGGCAAGTTCGTTGACGCATTCCGCCCCAACACGCTGGAAGAGCGGCGGCAGGCCATCGTCTCCACCATTCAGTCGATGCAACAGCTCAACCTTGATCCCAGGGTCTATCAGGATCAGTTGCGCCAGTTCGATCAACAGAACGGTGCGGCGTTGGCGGCATCGGCGCGAAAAGCCAATTCAGACCGCGCGACGGCTGAGGCCAGCCGGGTTTCGCTCGCAGCCGGTCCTTTGGTGCGCCAGACAATCCCGGGTTTCCAGGAGTTGGACACCTTGCGTGCGGGCGCGGGGAATCTGGCTTCGCTGGGGACGAACGCGCAAGCCCAGAAGATGCTTGGCGCCACGGCGGAAGAAGCCGCCCGCTCGCAGGATGCTTACCGCAGTGCGGTAGAACGCTATCTCGACCCCGCAGCGAAAGCAGTTGAGGTGCAACGGCTTGAAATCGAGTCCCTAGGCCATTTCACCGTTAGCCAGCGGGCGGCAGACGCCGCACGGAAGGCAGAGTTGGACCTTCGCGGCAAGCTCGTGGTGGGCACCAAAGACACTACGGCGGCCCAGGAGGTAGAGCGCCAGGCGGTTTACGCTTCGCAGCGGGTTTACGCTGAAGCATCCCGCGCTATCGCGGACCAGGCCATTCAATTGCGCTTGAGCCGGGAGGCATCCATAGCCTCAGGAGACGCCTATCTGAAGAGCTCGGCTGATGGAGAAC